TGCTTCATCCCCTGGCGCTGTGAACATTATTCCTCAACAATCGTGAATCGCCGAGAAATTGTTGTTGTCTCAAGTTTGCTGACTAAATCAGCCGGTAGCAGTTCGCGAATTTTCGCAGTATCAATGCGATGTGATTCTACTGTTGTCCAGCGAACTGCTTCCCGACCATTGACCAATGCAATTTCGCATTCGCCCATCGCTGCCTCAACTTGCTGGCGAGCGATGTCGGCCTTCTCCTGCCATTCCTTGATCTTGACTTTGGCCTCAATGTAAGCATTCAAAAATGCTGATGCTGTCGGATCGAGGTCAACCATTTGCTGATTGATTTGTGTTGACATTGTATTGCTCCCCTGTTTTGTGTTTGTTTGTTTAGTAGTAGTTGTGCTTCTGCCAAAAGGCTTTGGCAGCGCAAGCGCCGTCTGATCCATAGTGACGGCTAATGTAGGCAATCGATGCGACTACCTGGGCAAGTGGATCGGCTGAATGTTTCAAGCCAATGTTGCGATAAGTTGATTCCAAAAGTTGCCCGACTCCTTTGGCTGAGGAACTAGGGTTCTTGGCTTTAGGATTGATGTGGCTTTCCTTGTTGAAAATCCACAAGAGGCAACTGGCTTGGCGTTGTGTCATTAGCTCATTGACGAACAATCCGACTTTGGTTTGATCATCAAGAACGATGGCATCTTGAACTCGAATAACGCTTGCCGGTTGAGTTCGATAGACAAGGCCATTGGAGATCAAGGCCATTAGTAGAATTGATATTGCAAGAACTGCAATTATTGTATTTGAGAATCTTTGCTGTTGGCTCATTGAATAAGCCCCTTTCGCTTGGCTCGGTCAAGAGTGCGGTCTAAGGAATCCATTTGAATTCCCCGACTCTTTGCAATCTCTTCCTTTGTGAAGCCGTTGGATAGTTGACGGACAATCTCCCTGAGAGAGTTGGTTCGCTTTTCCTCCTTGGTTTTGAATTTGGCTTTGCGTTCTTCGGCTGTATGTCCAGCCCAGAAACCATCTGGAATTTCATTCTTTATGGAATAGTCAAGGCAATCAGCCTGATGAATGCACGATCCGCATAGTTCAAGCAAGCGCGGCAATCGTTCCTCCAATTGTACCTGAGAGTCAGGAAAGAAAAAATCGCCACTTCCGGCGCATTTTGCCTTTGGAAACTTAGGAAAATCAAAGAGAGCATCCATGGTCATTTTGAGTCGCCGTAACCAGCTTCTCGAAGTAAATCAACAATAAATTGAACAGGCATGATTGCCCAAAATTCGCCAGCCTTGGTCAATCCAACGCCATTTGGTTTGACAACCAAAACGCCATAATCGGCATCGGCATTGTTGCGTTCAATTTCGGTTTCGCGAAGCCACTCTGGGATGTTGTATTTCTTTTGATTCTTGACTTCCCAAACTAGGCAAGGAGTTCCGGTTATATCGCCGAGATCATTGATGCCAGCGAGCGCTCGCCGTTCTGCTCCAGGAAAGCCCTGTCCCTGGAGGAACTTGACGAGCGCCGTTTCAGCCGCAGTCCCCTTCTGCTTCGCTTTGCTCATCGTTACCTTTGAGCAGACGGATTGCGAAGTGAGAGGATATGTTCGCGCAGTTCCTCATTTTCCCGATAAGCAACTTGCAGGTCGGCGCGAAGTCTTTTGTTTGATAGTTTCCAAGCATCTCGCTCAGAGTAGGTTCCAAGATAGAAACCAGCAGTTGTAAAAAATAACATGATGAGTGCCAAGATATTCCAAGCCATTATTTATCCCCTAGCGCTTTGCGGAAATTGTGCCAATCTTCAACGGATTGGAAATCCTCTTGGGTAATTGATCGTTCATCTAGCCATAAAAAGAATGGCAATAAAAGAATTGTGATGCCGATGACTGCGAGTATTGTGAGCATTGTTTCTTGCCCTTTCGGTTGGCGCGGAATCCTTGTTTCCGCTCTTGAGAGAAACGATACACCCGACAAGTCAAATCAAGTAGCATTCAACCCGCGTGTCGCTGGTCACATAAAGCGCAAAAGACCCCCACCGCCAACCTTAGTCGGGCAGTGAGGGTCTTTTGCTATCAGGCTGGCGAGCCAGGCGAGGCGGCTACTAGCCAGCGAGAGCGCGTTGGATGCCTTCTTCAAGGCTGATTTTGGCTTTGTAGAAGGTGTTCATCAATGTCGGATCGCCGACTCGATAGGCCACGCCAACAGGCTCAGCCTCAAGGTGTTCGATGTCAAAGTCATAGCCGACCGCAGCGCCGACCATCGCAGCCAATTCATTGAATGAAGTTGGCCGACCAGTGCAGAGATTGGCGGTTTCGATGTCGGCTTTGCAACCGGCAAAGACCGCATCCACAATGTCGTCAATGTGAATAAAATCGCGAACTTGTGTGCCATCGCCCCAAATTTGGAAAGGATCGGCTTTGCGCTTGCCGCGTTCAATAAATGATGGGAATGGGTAATCAAGAGCTTGATCAGTTCCATAACCTGAAAATGGTCGATAGACATGAACAACCAAACCTTGTTCCCTAGCGTGTTTGGCCAACATCTCGCCAGTCAACTTTGCCCAACCATAAGACAAGTCAGGAGTTCTGATTTTTTCCAAATCAATGTCGCGTTCTTGCATTGACCAACCATGATGTTTTTGCAATGCAACAGGATAGGCGGCCGATGATGAGAAGTAAGTAATACAGCCAGGATCGGTTCTAAGCGCCCAACCGAACAGCTCTGCATCAATAGCCAAGTCAACGGCGAGCGCAAGTGGCGAGCCTTCAATCATCTTGCGACCGCCAACGACTGCCGCTAGGTGAATGACTTGATCAAATCGAGTGTTGTTATGGCGAAAGAAATCTCTAGCATCAATGCCGTTGGCTATATCAATGCCAATAACATCGTGACCTAAATTCATCAACTTGCGTTTGAAATGACGACCAACAAATCCAGCACTGCCTGTGATAAGAATTTTCATTGAAGCGCCGCCAATAGTTCGGAATAAGCAGCGCCGGTAATGTATTCATAAAATGCTTTTGCATCGGCGGCATAAACATCTTCGGCATTGACCGCTTTGTAAACTTCATCCCATTTGGCTTTGCCGACAACTGGATGCAAATGTTCAATAACAACATGGCCAAGATAGGTCATCGCGCCTAAATCTTTGCCAAGTTGCATCCAAAAATTGTCAAGATAAAGGTGAATCAAGCCAGGTGGAACCATGCCGTCAAGCGCCTTGACAATGTTGCCAGTCATCGCAACGGCAGTGGCTAAGCCCTCGCCTTGAAATAAGTCATTGCCATAGACTAGGCCAACACCCAGGCGATCTAATTCGTCAATGAATAATTTATCCCAAGCCTGTGTGCGTGGCCGATGGTCATCGCCAATGAAACAAAAATGGCGAAATTTATCGGCAAGAGCTGACGAAGCCTTATTCAATGGCTTGGCCATGCCTTTGCCTTCGCGTGGGAACACAAGCATGTGTCCTGGCATCAATTCGCGATAGTGGTCAATCTCAGGGTCATCATCATCAACGACAATGATCAAGTCAGAGACAGTGCCGGTTTCTTGTAAGGAAAAAAGCAAATCCTCAATGTTAGAAGGTCGGCCTCTTGTTGGAACAATGATCGCCATATCCTTCATCGAATTTCACCGGCAATTGCAATGTAAGCGGCAGCATCGATGAATGAATCATCTGAGTATTTGTATGCTAAGCGAGCAAGTTTCATTCCTGCCATCATTAGAGCAACTTGCGCTCCATTGATTTCAAAACCTAATTGAACCGACCAAATCTTTGCAATTCGATCATGGTTCTCGGCAGGATCGCCATGTGCTTCATTGCGATCGCCCTTGGTCAAATCAATTGCTGCTTGAAGTATTTCTTCCCTGTTCATTTATCTCCCTGGTTATTAGTGAATCAATCGGATTGAGACTCGCCTCATCAAATTGATAGTTGTGAATCTGCCTACCTTCCGCACCGGTCATCTTAGGCACAAGGTCGTCAATATCGCTAACCTCGCTCCAGCCCTTGAATTCTATTTTTGGAGTTTCCGACTCTATCTCATCGGCAACGCACCAAAGAATCAAATCGGCTTTGCGCTTGACCGAAGCCGATTGACTTACGCTCACGCATCTGCCTAACTCATCCCAAAACTCGGCTTTCCAAGTCTTGACCTCGATGCGCCCGACTTTTGAGCCAATGTCGCATTCCCGATCCTTGTTGACATCCAGGAAGTAAGGAACTGGGTTCAAGCCTTCATCTCTCAAATGAGTATATGTAGCAAACTCGCCGAGGCGACCGACCAAATGTGAATTCGCTGTGTTTCGGTAATGCCCGAAAACTTTAGAATACTTCTGGAAAGATGCCTCGGCGAGGAGTAATGCTGCGAGCTTAGTTTCTGCGTTGAGAACTACGCCCCTGGTTGTCAATTATTTGGTTATTGTAAGCGTATCTTTTGGATTTATTGCACGCATGATTACTGGAATTGTTGCGATCCAAAGTGCATTGGCTGCGTGCTTCCAATCGGATGCGGAAAAGTCAATTGGAGATTTGCCTAATGAAACGATTGTTGTGATT